GCCGGTTTTTCGTCAGTCTTAAGATATTCCTATATCACCGCAGTGTCCAGTAGACCCAGTAAGTGTAGCTCCAGTAGGTGGGCATAAAATCTACTGGAATGGGATGATAACGTATGCTTCTTGTGACATGATTTATTAGCTATTAATGTTTTTGAGTGGGCTCGTGTGTCCTTTGAGCTGAAGTGTTAGCTTCCGGCGTTTCCACTCTTTCGTTCCGTTGTCCATTTAAAAATCCAAGCGTGAGCAGGTGTTTTCCGGTTTCCATTTATTTTGAGTCATTTTATATCGTTGTCCATGAGATTATGATTAAGTCAACTCAACATGAGTCTTCACTTGGAAGACCGTATCATGCATTCTTTCATCATAAAATTCGTAGTGTCCTTGGCATTTATCACAAGAGTTTGAACATCCTTTGTAATACGTGCCATTTTTTCCATTTCGCCATTTTTGTATGTCGCGTCGTAGGTCGGGTATATTTTTTTGCATGCCCATATAGTCAGTAGTGAGATAAATCTCCAAAGGGGGTTTATCACTCTCCAACCAGGTCATGAACTGTTTGTCAGTTAGCATTTTGTTCCAAGGGTTGCCCCCTTTCATTGCCCAGTTTCGGCCCGTAGCTAAAAGCTCCGAGTCTACTTGGGCGGCTGTTTTTATTTGTGCCTGCCGTGGCACATCCACAAAGAAGTAAGAGCCGGGTTTTGATCTCCCGACTCTACCTCTCCTCTGAACAATTGATGCTTGTGTCAATCCGATTTTTCTGCCTGAAATGATTCCACACTCTTCCGAGTATGTATACTTCAAGCCTGTGTCGACAACAACGTCGAGATCTGGTACGTTAATACCGCACTCTGCGATGTCGGTGCTCAGTATGAGTCTTCTATTCACATCTGCCACAGCTGTAGCAGCATTTTCGAAGTTCCTCCTACTGAGCTCTATTGGTTCATAAGTTTTAAAATGTTTCATGATTTGTTGCGTGTTCCTATCTGAGAAGGATGGTACAAAGACCATCACTCTCTTCTCTTCATCCAGTGCTTTCTGAATGCACGGTATGATATCATCAGCCTTTATTTCCTTATCCTGTATGGTGAAATTACTACCGTTATCTGACCTGTCATCCAATGTGGCTGACAGCTCGACTACTTTAACTCCTCGCTCGCTCAAATGGCGAGCGTATTGCCTAAGTAGCATGGTAGCAGGATCATCAACGTGGGCTTCATCAATCATAACCATGCCTAAATTCCGTAGAATGCGGTCGCCTGTTAGCAACATACGTAGAGCAGTCCTATGGGCTGCAATCTGCACGTAAGCTAAAGGATCTCGTTCATGCTTTTGTCCTTTTATGTTTAGTCCTACTTTGAATTTGTTTTTTAAAGAGCCATGCATCTCTCGACACACGACCCTAGTTGGTCCAGTTATCAATATGGTCTTCCCTTTCATTGCTGGCAATTCGTGCATAATGATATTAGGTATCATCACCCTCGTCTTACCAGACCCTGGGTGTGTGATCACTTGTTTAACATTATGATCAAATTCTTCTAAATCACTATCCTCGCAGATAGTGGTCCGAGCAAATTCAGTTGTGTTTGAATTCATATCTTTTATATACCTCCCAGCTAAGGCCAGTAAGTATGTTTTTTCTCCGCGAATCATGTAGACAGGGGATCCACTTTCACCTGGTTTGGTTAATCCAGGCCATGAAAGTAAAGATGCACTATCTGATATGTCCACGTCAACACGATAAGTTGTTCTTGATTGGTCTGTCTCACAATTTACATAAATTTCACCAGTAGTATCTGGTGTTGTAAATTGTGGTGGTCCACCATATGTGCAAATGTCTTCACTAATACTAACGTAATAGGGTTTAATAACCCCTTTTCCGTAGTTAATAGGGAGACCTCGGCACACATGGTAAGGAACGTGTAATATTCCATTGTATCCTACTCCTATTCCAGTTTCTAGAATGAATCCTAGTAAACTGTTTCGGATGCGGTAGGTTCCAGATGGAAACTTCATTCCTTTACTTGTTTCATCTATTTTGGTGTAGGTTTCGTCAGTTTCGGTTAGAGTTGCAAGATATGTGACTAGGGTCACACATATCCCTACCGGTCCTAGCATTAGAACTAAGGCAACGGTTGTTAGGAACATGGCAGATGTTTTTGCCATCTTGCTGTATTTTTGATAGGTTAATAATGCAGTGTCCGCACCCATCGGAGCATGATCCCTCATGTCTAAAGGAGCCGTGGAGACTCCCTCAGATCGGAGGAACTCAGCCGTTGAAGTTATGGTCCATTGCATTTCAATCAAAAAACTTTCGTAAGCTGTTTGTAAGTCATCTAAATATGGTTGTATAAATGGTAACGAATTATCGCCCATCCAGGGACGTGCATAAGGAATAGCTATATCTTTGAGATAATAACATACATTGAGTATACTAGTCTCCACAAAGCGTAGGATATCCCTGGTGCGCTCATGAGCTATGGTTTGACATAGGATCATGAAGCATGGAATCATGAATGAGGTTCTTGAAAAGATGCAGTAGAGTGATGCGACGTACCAAAAGTACTTGACATCACTTTTTCCGAATAATCTCAGACCCTGATCAAAATACCACACTATCACCAGTGCGGGCAATTTTAAGTCATTGATTTCAAAGAATGAAAACATTAATAAGCTTAAAACTATTAGCCAAAAATGCGGCAGTGCCGTAGGGTTGTGGCTAGCAATCGTTATCATGTCGATACTTTTAAATATCGACAATATCTTAAGTTTGGGGATCCGTAAAAATTACGTTGACAGAAAAAACAACAGTAGTTGTATGTAATTTCCTGAGTAAAGTCGCAG